GAAAAGTCTGTACTAGCTGAGAGTCGTGTAGAAGTAACTGGTGATAAATCTGCTAAAACAGTAAATTTAGAAACCAACAACAACGTTGTTGAACTAAAACGTTTAGCAGGGCTAAAGTAATACAAAACTTATAAAAGGAAAATAAAGAAATGACAACCCAACTATTAGAAGGCCGTTGGAACGAAACTAAGGATGCCCTGTTAGAAGGTCTACAAGGTTCAAAACGTTCTACTATGGCTGTAATCTTAGAAAACACACGTAAGCACTTAACAGAAAACGCTTCAGCTGGTGCAACAGCAGTAGGTAACGTTGCTACACTAAACCGCGTAATTCTTCCAGTAATTCGTCGTGTAATGCCAACAGTTATCGCTAACGAAATCGTTGGCGTACAACCAATGACTGGCCCAGTTGCACAAATTCACACTCTACGTGTGCGTTATGCAGATTCACAAGCTGCTGGTTCATTAGGCGGTGATGCAGCAACTCCAGGTCAAGAAGCATTAAGCCCATTCAACATTGCTACAGCTTACTCAAGCAAAACCTCAACAGGTCTTGCAGCATCAACTAGTTCACTAGAAGGTGTTCCAGGTAACCGTATTAACGTTCAAATCTTGAAACAAGTTGTTGAAGCTAAAACACGTAAATTGTCTGCACGTTGGACATTTGAAGCTGCGCAAGATGCACAATCTATGCACGGTTTAGATGTTGAAGCAGAAATCATGGCAGCTTTAGCTCAAGAAATTACTGTTGAAATTGACCAAGAAGTTCTAGGTTCATTGGCAGCATTAGCTTCTACAGCAACTGACAACTACAACCAAGCTACTGTTTCTGGTACTGCTACATTCGTTGGTGACGAACACGCTGCTTTAGCTGTTTTAATCAACCGTAGTGCTAACAAAATTGCACAACGTACACGTCGTGGCGCTGGTAACTGGGCAGTTGTAAGTCCATCAGCTTTAACAGTGTTACAATCTGCAACTACTTCAGCTTTTGCTCGTAGTACAGAAGGTACATTTGAAGCTCCTACAAACACTAAATTCGTTGGTACTTTAAACAGTGCTATGAAGATCTATGTTAACACATACGCTTCAAACGATACAGTGTTGGTTGGTTACAAAGGTTCTTCAGAATCAGACGCAGCAGCGTTCTACTGCCCATACGTTCCATTAATGAGTTCTGGTGTTGTGTTAGATCCATCAACATTCGAACCAGTAGTGGGCTTTATGACACGTTATGGTTATGTTGAATTAAGTAACACTGCATCATCTCTTGGTAATGCAGCTGACTACTTAGAAAAAATCACTGTAGCAAACTTATCATTCCAATAAGATTTATTCTTAGTAGGATATGAAAATAAAAAAGCACTCTTCGGAGTGCTTTTTTTATGTCTCAGGGTTAAGTCACTAAATATTTTAATGAAACTATATAATATAGAGTTAAAAGAAATAAATCCAGTCAATGATTTAAAATCATGGCAAGGTCCATATCTATATAATAAGTTACCACTTTTAAATTTAAATTATAATATATGTTTAATAGATTTGTGTTGTGATAGCACTAATTGGGATAATCTAGATATTGTCAAAACAACTACGGATATTAACAATTCCGATATTGATATAATTTTCTTTTTAATATCTGATCATAGATATTGTTATCCTCCGGAAAACTTAGGATCTAAATTATACAAGATTATAACAGCAATTAATAAACCAATAATTTATATTGGGTGGAATTATATTAAAGATCAACATGCACAATATCAAATTAAATATCCAATTTGGTCAACGTTGTGTGCTGAATATAAACATCGTATTAACAATAATGAATACATTTATTTTTCAGACATTGACATAACATCTACACATAAAAAATATTTGTACTCTAGTTTATCAAATATAATATATGGATTTAGATTAGTCAATCTAGTAGAATTTCAAAAATCTAAGTATTATAATAAATCATTGATACTAGTCAATACTCCTAATAAACCATCAAGCGACAAAATTTTTTGGGAATGGGAAATGAAGGGGAAGTGGCCGATGCATGCCACAAGATTTAAACAAATAATACCAACCCTGCCAATTAACACATCAACTTCGCTTAATGATAATATAACATTAGCTAATGGCGTAATAAGCGATGATATAGTGTTTAATTATAATAATGCAGCGTATGCTGACAGTTATGTTAATATAATAGTTGAAAGTGTATACGAAGATATATTTTTCAGTGAAAAAACATTTAAACCTATGTTAGCTAATCAATTTTTTGTAATTATTGCAGGCAAAGGATCGATAGCCGCGCTTAGAGAAATGGGATTTGATACATATGATGATATAATTGATCATGACATATATGATAACGAGCCCGATGATACTCGTATACAAGCAGTACATAAATTATTAAGATATATGCAATATTATGACTGGAAAAAAATATACACTGATACTGTTGAACGTCGTAAAAAAAATAGACAACTGCTCTTAGATTTAACTTTTGAGAAAAAGTTTGTGTCCGAACTAGAACAAATGGTTACAACAATTGTTAAACATACATAAATACTATAGTTCGCTCTTGAATGAGAGTTTATGCAGTAACCCACTGCGTAGGCGTTAGAACGCTAATTATACAAGGAGAAACAAATGGGACGTCCTATTAAGAAAAAGTTTTTTGGTTCAGATAATGTTAATGATGGTTTAACCTACACAGCCCCAGGCGGTGAAGGCGTATCAAGCATTACTTACACAAACCGCGGCACAAATTATTCACAAGGTTTAACAGCAACCGCAGCAGTTAGCCCAATTGGTGGTACACGTGCAGTTATTAATATCGCTGCAGTTAGTACAGCCAACGGTCGTATTGATACAGCAACAGTTACAACAGCAGGTACTGGTTACACAACTGCACCAGATATTACTTTAGTTAAACCAGCCAACGTTGTTGTAACTGGCGGAGCAATTAGTGCTTCAAATGTACTAACAGTTTCAACTACTGTAGGTTTATTTGTTGGTATGGCTGCAAATACAGCGTTTGCAGCAACTACTAAAATTACAGCTATCGGTACAGGTAATGTTACAATGAGTGCCGCTAACACTAGTGCAACAAACACAACAATAATTGGTTTTGGTGATATCGGTTCAGCAGGCTCATTAACAGCAGTGTTAGCAGCTTCAACAGTTACAGCTAATACAATTAGAGCTAACGCACGGATTACCGGTGGCACAATTGGTAAACAAGCTGATATCGTTAGTCAACGTAGTTCACGTCGTTATCGCGTAACTAATGCTGATGGTACTGATGTAGTTCGTTTAGTTCCAACAGGTGTTAACGGTGTTAACAGCCCAACAGTAGCGCAAGTTGTTGCTGCAGGTGGCCCAACAGCCGCAGGCGAAATGACACTAACAGCGTTTGATTCTGACAACGGTAGTTATGTAGTCGGTAAACTTGAATCACGTACAGCATTGTTATTCCCGGCAGATATCGATGGATACACAGCAGGTACACAATTTGCGGCTAATAGCCATGCTATTTGGACTTCAACTGGTTCAGCAGTTGTAAATACAACAGTTAAACTAGCAACAAACGACTAATTTTAGTCAAACTAAAAATAACAGCTTCGGCTGTTATTTTTTTGACTATACTATCTACAATTAGCATAAATAATAGAAACTGGGATATTTAGATGGCTGCTGTTAAAAAACTCAACACCTCGTATACAATTGACACTACTGATGTTATCATCACAGGTAACCTAACGGTACAAGGTTCACAAACTGCAATTCAAACTACTAATACTACATTAAAGGACAATATTATTGTTCTTAACGATGGTGAAGTTGGTGCAGGTGTAACACTAGGTACTGCTGGTATTGCTGTTGCTCGAGGATCATTGGCAAATGTTGCATTACGATGGAACGAAGCAGTTGATAAATGGCAAGTTACCAATGACGGAACAACGTACTCGAATTTAGTAGCATCATCTACTGGGTTAACTGCAATTATTGAAGATACTGCACCGGCATTAGGCGGCAATTTAAATACTAATAGCTACACCTTATCATCAAATGTTGGCAATTTAAAATTTAATGGCAACATACAAATTAACAATACTCTAGTTGTACCAACGGCAATTACAGGAGCCACAGTGGTATATGCTGCCGCACCAAATTCAGGCGCAAGTGGAGTATATGTTGTTAACGGTGAAGCTGTTAACGAAGAACTAATTACGAAAAAGCGAGCATTTGCTTTTTCGATACTATTATAGGATTAACACAATGGCAATTTCTAACACCTTATTAACAACAGTGGTATCAAACGTATACGTCAGTTCAGGTAACACTGTGGTATCTGTTATATACTTTTGCAATACAGATACTACTGCTAAAACATTTGATCTATATGCAGTACCTAGCGGTACAGCAACAATTAACAGTAACGTACAAATTTACAAAAGTGTACAAATACAAAGCAACGATACATTTGTTGTAGACATGGAAAAAATTGTATTAGCCAATGGTGACACATTACGAGCCAATGCATCAGCAAATTCATCGATAACAACAACAGTTAGTTATGTAGGAATGTAAATGGGACGCTTACTTAAAAATACAGTATTTAAAACTGGTAGTTACGCACTAGGTGTTCCTGTTGGATCAAGTACAATTGCACCAGAATTTCCAGTTATTGGGCAAACACGATATAACACTTCTACAGGTAAATTAGAATTTTATAACAGTAGTGTGTGGAATGCTGTGGCTAAAGAAGGAACTGCTACTATTACCAAAGACTCATTTACAGGTAACAACGTTGCTACAACTTTTACAATGACACAGAGTTATAACAGTGGTCAAGAACCACAGGTATTGGTATTTTTAAATACAGTTTATCAAAACCCGGGTGTAAATTATACGTTCAACGGAACAACAACTATAACTTTTACTAGTGCCCCAGGCGCTGCCGCAGTTGTATTAGTACTGCATGGTATTGGTAGCACAACCGCAGCCTAACTCTTGCGATAAATATTAAAATAGGAGTCAGTGAATGGCAATAGGTCGTGTACCCGGAGCGGCACTGTTAGGTAATTTAGATAGACAAGGTCTCGATCTAGGGTTTACTACCAACAGTGATACGTTATTACAGTTAGATTTTTCTAATTTTCGTCTTGGTATCAACACGGCCTCTCCGCAGTATCCATTAGATGTTACAGGTAATGTTAGATTAGGTGCAATAACAATTTCTAATGTTACTTTATCAAGTAGCTATGGCATAATTGATCTTGGATCTAATGCAAATATAAAACTTTCTGGTGGATCAAATTATAACTTAATTACAACAGATGGTGCCGGTAATTTGCGTTGGTCAACTATCGGTGACATTGCGGCCATGGGCGGCATCTTAGGTAACACTGTTCAGTTAGGATCAAATACAGCAGGAAAACTTGCTAGTAATGCTACATCATTAACTACAACAACCACAGTAACTAATGGCATTGCATTATTAAACGAAGTACTAGGCAAACTAGTACCACCAGCCCCGCCGTCTTTTCCTAACGCGACATCAATAGCAATAAGCAGTTTGTCTACATACCGTATGACAAACTTTACACAAACAGACAACACAGCCAACACTAGAAACGTAGCTGGCGGCTCAACTGTTACTAGTGTTCGTAGGGCTGCAAGTTACACAACAAATACAGTTGCCAACGTTGGCCCTGGAGACACAGGTACAGTCAGAGCATACTTAAATAATGCAGATGCAGGTAATGTTGCCTTGACAGGCTCTAGTAATGGAACCTACGGTAATTTAATTATCAGTGCTAATCAAGACTATCGTAATGTAGTAGCAAACGTAGCTGCGGGATTTTGGTATTCATTTAGTGCTAGTGCAGGCGGCAATGTGCCACCTGGTTGGAATGAAGTAAACATTTGGCATACAGGCGTACCGGCTGGAACAAATACAGCGGGTTGGTATTACGATAGCAGTGCTCCGGGCACACCTACATTCTTTTCAACAAATATCGCTATACTATCAGCATCATTAACATACTCGAGCACTATACCACACTATAATAGTAGTACTACTGCTAATATTAGCTTTAATGTTAACAGATTAAGTGGTGACATGTATCCAACAAGTGATACATTTGTTACTGGAACTGCTGGGGGTGCATTTGCGGCACCAACCGGGGTTACCTATGCTACAGCAAGTGTGACAACTCCGCTAGCACGTAACTTATATGTAAGTTCAGGTAATGCCACCGTAGCAACTACTACTTCAATCATTAGTGGATTTGGATCTAGCAGTAGCGGCCCTAGTGTAAGTGTAAGTAACAGTTATAATACAGGTACAGCATCATTTAGTCCAGGTGCTACGGTACTATATAAAACAGGCACAAGTACGGTCATTGAAGAAACTAGTATAGTTGTTACTAGCGTAGGTACGGGTAGCGGTAACGCCCTAAGAATCATTAACCCGGGAAGTGCAGATACCCCTGCATACAGTCCAAGCGCCAGCGCATTCAACAGTACAAGTAGTACCTTACAAACATACGATGCTACAGTAGTAGCGGCCATATTAAAACATGATCAAATAAACTATTCAACCGGCTATTTGCCTGCCGGACCTAATTTAAGCTCTGGACGTAGCGGATCACAATACTTTACAATGAAGTTTACTCGTACTGTGGTAAGTAAATTTGATGTTACATGGACTGGTAATATTGCCGGGCTATGGGTAGCATTACCAGGAAGTACAATAGATAGCACGTCAACTTTAAATGGTTGGGTAGATTTAAGTATAGCGTATGCTGGAGCAGGTGTTCCCGGAGCAAATACAGGTGCTGGTGGTAATGGATCAAACGGAGCATCTCTAGGTGGTGTGGCACCATTAAATTCTACGCAAACAAATAAGAGTGTTACTGCTACCTTTGGTACAGTAAGTTCAAGTAGCACAGCAACAAATGAAATATATGTAAGAATTAAACTAACAAGCGGACAAACAGTATCTGCATTGAGCTTTAAGGCGGCTAGCAACTAATGGCAATAACCGATAGTCAAAAGGTAGATTACCTATTTAAAAAAGTTGGCTACAGTGTAGCTAAGACAGATACTTCATCGGTTAAAAGTCCTAGCAATGAAAGCATAGCTAGTCCACTAGTTATTCGTGGTGGTAGTATTTGGACTAATAGCGATAATATACCATCAACTATTCCTGCAAGCAATTCCAGTGTAGTTTCATTGTATAAAGACTCAGTAACATCAACAGTGCAAACTACCAACGACGGTACTGCTAGCGCAAACAGGACATGGTTAACTAATTTAACTGATTGGATTGATCCTAGTTTTGGGTCCACGTATCAAGTTAAAGTATATCTTGATACTGCTGGTAACACTGCGCCTCAAACAACTGGTACACAATTGTTTGCTGACGGCACAGGTAGTGACGAATGGTTCTTTGATTACGCATCTGGGGTATTAAACTTTATTGGCACTAGTTTACCTAGTGTTACATTTACTGGTAAACGTATATTTGTCTCAGGGGCTCGATATGTCGGCAATAAAGGCTTGGGCAATTTAGGAAATACAACAATTTCAGGTACAATAACTGCAGATGCAATTATTCAAAATGGTCGTCCGGTAGTAGATACTAGTACAACAATTAATGTTACTGGTGATGCAACTGGTAGTGGCAACATTTCTAATATTGCATTAACACTAGCGAATACAGGAGTAATTGCCGGTATCTACGGTTCTGCAGATGACGAATATGCAGATCGTATCCCAAAAATAACCGTAGATAGTAAAGGTCGGATTACAAACATAGCAAACGTAACACTAACTCAGGTTGGTAATGTTACATTTACAAATACAACAATATCAACTACAAGTGGCATTACATTAAATTCAGCAAACAATGGCAATATTACACTAAATGCTAACGGTACTGGTATAGTACAAATTATGGGTAATGATGCATTTGCGATACCAACTGGCAATACAGCTACTCGTCCAACTAATGTTAGCTCGGGGTATTTACGATATAATACTGATCTTGTAACTATTGAATATTATAATGGTTCGGCCTGGGAAAATAATTTAAATATATCTGGATATCTATCATCAGAAACAATTTATCCTACGGGTGCTACTAATAATTACACGTTGATAGCCGATGCAACTACGGACAGTGTATTAGTTAGTATTAACGGTACTTTACAACAGCCAACAACTGCTTATACGGTGTCGGGTAATGTTATTACCTTTACAGAAACTCCACTATCATCTGATGTAATTGAAGTTAGAGCAATTGCAATGAACCTAGTGTCGATTCCTACTATCAACGACGGTGCAATAAGGTTAACGACCAACTCTACAACCGGAAATATTACTGCCATTGGTAATTTAGTTATGTCTCCGGGATACGAAATAGTTGCAGGAAATATTACTGGTACTACTAACGGATATACAATTGGCTACAAAGACTTACCTCAAATAAATGCTGCAAATGTAACTTTGTCGATTACTGATGGCGGCAAACATTATTATTCTACATCAGCAGCACCAATTACACTGACTGTACCAAGTCATGCTAACGTAGCACTTCCTACAGGTACTACTATTATGGTGGTTAATAGGGGTACTGGCAATATTACAATAGCCAAACAAGTTGAGGCAAATTTATATTTGGCTGGTAATGCAACTTCATCTAATAGAACTATAACTAGTTACGGAATGGCTACTCTACTTAAGGTAGAATCCAATATATGGATGCTAACCGGTACAGGTATTATCTAAAACACTCAGTTAGCTTTTTTATCTAAACGCTAAATACATATAACAAACTGCACCAGCCCAGGGGAATATGGAACCGCCGCTACCATTCAGTTTACGCAATAGAATACTAAACTAACAACAATATGCGGAGCATTACACCAGATGGCAAATTTAACCAGAATTAAGAATAATCAGATTACGGACTCAACAATCCTTGCTAACACCAAGATTGTTCCGGGATCTATCGTAGGTAGTTTATTTAACAGCAACCTAACAATGACCAGTGATGTTACTATTACTGGTAACTTGACAGTACAGGGGTCGAGTACATATCTAACAGTAGCTTCTACTAACACTTACGTTAACGATCCGTTAATTGTATTAAACAATGCGTTTAGTGGTACTAACACCTACGATATTGGATTGTTAATTAATCGCGGTGATCAAACAACCACAGCATTTATATGGAAAGAAGCAAACAAACAGTTTGAACTTACATTCACATCAGATACCGGTACAAGTTATGGTGCAATTAACAACAGTGGGTATGCTAACTTAAAAGTTGGTAACTTAACTGTAGCTGCTACGTCGACACTAGGTAATTTGAGTGCATGGTACGGTACATTAAGTGGTAACTTATTAATTGGTGGCGGCGCATTAACTGCGAACACTGCAACGTTTGATTTATTAAATTCTACAGTAACTACATTAAACTTCGGCGGAGCAGTTACAACAGCAAACGTTGGTGCCGGAACAGGTACATTTACAATTAACAACCCGACAGTAGTTGGGCAACAAGCAACGCAAGCATTGTATAATACAAACGCAACTACAATGAACTTTGCGGGTGCTGCTACTGCACTTAATATTGGTGCTGCAACTGGTATACTTACTGCTAATAATGCAAATGTATGGGTTCCAAATGCAACTACAATCGACGGTGCGCAAACTACTGTATCATTGCTAACACAAAACGCAACAACTGTAAGTGCATTTACATCAGCAACTACAGCAAACGTTGGCGCAGGAACAGGTACATTTACAATTAACAACCCAACTGTAGTTGGACAACAAGCAACGCAAGCATTATACAACACAAACGCAACTACTATGAACTTTGCAGGTGCTGCAACAACATTAAATGTTGGTGCAACATCAGGTACAGCAACAATTAATAATCCAACATTAGTTGGTACGCAATCAACACAAAACTTGTATAATACAGCCGCAACTACAATGAACTTTGCAGGTGCTGCAACAACACTTATAGTTGGTGCAACTACTGGTGCGGCAAATATCCGTAATGCGACTACTAATATTTTAGGCAACGCAACGATCGGCGGAACGATTACATTACCTAACGGCGCTGTAATTAAAGACAATGCTGATGATGCGATAGCATTCGGTCAAAATGCCGGCTTTGGTAGCCAAGCTACTAGGGCAGTAGCTATAGGTAATTATGCAGGGTCTAATAGCCAAGGATTTGAATCGGTTGCTGTTGGATCTGGTGCCGGCGAAAGCAGTGGGTTCCAAGCAACAGCAATAGGCCCTCAGGCAGGACAAACTAGTCAAGGTGATTATTCAGTAGCAGTTGGACATCTTGCTGGAGCTAGCAGCCAAGGCGATTTTTCAGTGGCTATTGGCGACTGGGCGGGCGGAGTAAATCAAAGTGGAAATGCTGTCGCAATAGGTAATTTTGCAGGATACAGCAGTCAAGGAGACAACTCGTTAGCATTAGGTAAAGGTGCAGGCGCAGTATCTCAAGCCGCAAATACTATTATTCTTAATGCCACTGGCGCTAACGTTAACGGAGTATCAGCACAGACAGACAGTTTCTATGTGGCTCCAATTAGAAATGCCACAGGTAACGTTGGCACACTACAATATAACAGCACTACTAAAGAAGTTACATATAGCTTAGATTTAACATTAGCTAATATTACACTAACAGGTGACCTATCAGTAAATGGCGGTGACATTACCACTACAGCTACAACTGCTACAGTGTTTAACGCAAATGCTACTACAGTGGATGCGTTTAAAGCAGCTACTGATTTAGAGTTTGGTGCTACTAGTGGTACATTAACAATTAATAACCCAACAGTAGTGGGTACACAAACAACACAAGACTTATATAATACAACTGCCACAACTGTAAACGCATTTGGCGCTGCAACAACACTTATAGTTGGTGCAACTACTGGTGTAGCAAATATCCGCAACGCAACTACTAATGTTATCGGAAATGCTACAGTTGGTGGTACATTAGCTGTAACTGGAGTAGCAACATTAACAGATGATTTAGCAGTTAACGGTGGTGATTTAACTACATCTGCTGGCACATTTAATTTAATAGATGCAAATGCCACAACAGTTAATTTTGCTGGTGCAGCAACTGCAATTGATGTGGGTGCTACGAGTGGTACAATAACAATTAACAACCCAACATTAGTTGGTACACAAACAACGCAAAATGTTTACGATACTGTAGCAACTACAGTAAACGCATTTGGTGCTGCATCTACAATGATATTAGGTGCAACTACTGGTGTAGCAAATATCCGCAATGCAACTACTAACATTATTGGTAATGCAACAGTTGGCGGAACTCTTGGTTTAACTGGTGATGTTACATTAGCTGGTGATTTAGCAGTTAACGGTGGTGATTTAACTACATCTGCTGGCACATTTAATTTAATTGATGCAACCGCTACAACAGTTAATTTTGCTGGTGCAGCAACTGCAATTGATGTAGGTGCTACAAGTGGTACAATAACAATTAACAACCCAACTTTAGTTGGTACACAAACAACGCAAGCTGTTTATAATACAGTAGCAACAACAGTAAACGCATTTGGTGCTGCTACTGCACTTAACGTTGGCGCATCAACAGGCAATACTACTGTACAAAATAACTTAATAACAACTGGTAATTTAAATATTAGTGCAACAACAGAAAGTACAAATACTACATCTGGAGCATTGGTATTATTAGGCGGCGTTGGTGTTGCTAAAAACTTAAATGTTGGTGGTAATGTTGTAGTTACTGGTGATTTAACAGTTAACGGTAATGTAACAACTCTTAATACAGCGACATTAGATGTTGAAGATTTAAATATTACAGTAGCTAAAGGTGCTGTAGATTCTGCAGCGGCAAACGGCGCTGGACTAACAGTTGATGGTGCTGGTGCAACAATACTTTACACACACGCAACAACTAGTTGGAATTTAAATAAACATTTAATCGGTACATCTGCACAATTTAGTACAACACTTGGTGTAACTGGTGATACTACATTAACTGCTAACTTAGCTGTTAACGGTGGTGATTTAACTACAAGTGCAAGTACATTTAATCTATTAAATGCAAATGCAATTACAGTAGATGCATTTAAAGCTGCAACTGACTTAGAATTTGGTGCAACAAGTGGTACATTAACTATTAATAACCCAACTGTAGTCGGTACTCAAACAGCACAAGATGTATTCAATACAACTGCAACCACGGTAAACGCATTTGGTGCAGCGGCAACATTAATTGTTGGTGCAACAACCGGTGCAGCAAACATTCGAAATGCAACCACTAACATTATTGGTAATGCAACAGTTGGTGGAACATTAGCGGTAACTGGTGCAGCAACTTTAACAGATGACTTAGCAGTTAATGGTGGTGATTTAACTACATCTGCAGGTACATTTAACTTAGTAAATGCAACAGCAACTACATTAAACTTAGCCGGTGGAGCAACTACTGTCGCAGTTGGTGCTAATAGTGGTACAATTACTATTGGTAACCCAACATTAGTTGGTACACAAACAACACAAAATGTTTACAATACAACTGCAACTACTGTAAACGCATTTGGTGCTGCATCTACAATGATATTAGGTGCAACTACTGGTGTAGCAAATATCCGCAATGCAACTACTAACATTATTGGTAATGCAACTGTTGGGGGAACATTAGGTATTACTGGTGATGTTACTTTAACTGGTGATTTAGCTGTTAATGGTGGTGATATAACTACTACAAGTGCTACTGCTACTGTATTCAACACAAATGCAACTACTGTTGATGCATTTAAAGCTGCAACTGATTTAGAGTTTGGTGCTACAACAGGTACATTAACTATTAATAACCCAACTGTAGTTGGTACTCAAGCAACGCAAGCATTATATAATACAACTGCAACAACATTAAACTTAGGTGGCGCAGCAACTGCACTTGCAATTGGTGCAAACAGTGGTACAATTACTATTGGCAATCCAACTGTAGTTGGTACGCAAGCATCACAAGATTTATATAACACAACTGCAACAACATTAAACTTAGGCGGTGCTGCTACTGCACTTAATATTGGTGCTGCAACTGGTACACTTACTGCTAATAATGCAAACGTATGGGTACCAAATGCAACAACTATTGATGGTGCACAAACTACTGTTGCATTATTAAATGTAAATGCTACAACAGTAAATGCATTTGGTGCTGCTACTGCACTTAATATTGGTGCTGCAACTGGTACACTTACTGCTAATAATGCAAACGTATGGGTACCAAATGCAACAACTATTGATGGTGCGCAAACAACAGTTTCACTATTAACACAAAACGCAACAACTGTAAGTGCATTTACATCAGCAACTACGGCAAATATTGGTGCTGGTAGTGGTACTATTACTATCAACAACCCAACATTAGTTGGACAACAAGCAACGCAAGCATTATATAATACTGTAGCAACTACAATGAACTTTGCAGGTGCTGCTACTGCACTTAACATAGGTGCTGCAACTGGTATACTTACTGCTAATAATGCAAACGTATGGGTACCAAATGCAACAACTATTGATGGTGCGCAAACAACAGTTAGCTTGTTAACGCAAAACGCAACAACAGTAAGTGCATTTACATCAGCAACCACAGCAAATATTGGTGCTGGTAGTGGTACTATTACTATCAACAACCCAACATTAGTTGGTCAACAAGCAACGCAAGCATTGTACAATTCAGTAGCAACTACAATGAACTTTGCAGGTGCTGCTACTTCTGTAGTAACAGGTGCAACTACAGGTACATTTAATATACGTAATGCAAACGTGTACCTACCAAACGCAACTACAATTTACAGTGGACAAACAACACTTGATATTGCAAACGTAAACGTAACAACATTAAATGTTGGTGGTTCTGCAACTACATTCAACTTAGGTGCTACTACTGGTACAACAAATATCCGCAATGCAACAACTAACATAGTAGGCAATGCAACTATTTCGGCAACTACAGCAGCAACATCAACAACAACTGGTGCACTGCAAGTTTCAGGCGGCGCAGGGTTTGCTACAAATATATATGTAGCCAACGGCGCTACAATTAATAATACACAAAGCGCAGAAAACTTCTTAGTTAAAGGTGCAAACTCAACTGCATTAATTTACGCAAATAGTAATACAGATTCAGTTATTATAGGTGGTGGGCATTATCAAGGTAGTGGTGGTAATACAACTGTACAAGGTGGTGTAACATTAAAAATTGATGCAACTGATACAATGTTGCTACCAGTTGGGTCAACAGCGCAACGTCCGAGTAACAGTGGTAATGTTGATGTTGGCGGTATGATGCGATTTAATAGTACCATTAATAATATGGAGTTCTATGATGGCAGTCAATGGCAAACTGCAGGTTCTATATTTACTGTAATTAGTGATAGACAGTTTTCAGCAGCATCGGGCAACCCAAATGGTAATGTTGATGGAACAAACGTTACGTTTACTGTACAGGCCTCATCGACAACAGCGGCTGCTATTGTTAGTATCAATGGTGTGTTACAAATGCCAGCACTTGCGTATGATATTAGTGCAGATGTATTAACATTTACAGAAGCTCCGGCATTGGGTGATATAATTGATGTACGTCTGTTAGCAACCACAACTACAGTGGCTGCGCTTACAAGTGCTAACGGGTTGACCCAATTTATTACAAATAATACCGAAGCGCAAATATGGACAGGTTCATCTTCAACAACTAAACGATTCTTCATAGATGTTAACGGTAATGCAACATTCAACCATGATGTAACAATTGTTGGTAACTTAACTGTTAACGGTGATTCGAACGGAACAATTAATATTGGTGATGCATCTAGTGACAATGTTGTAATTAATGCAAGTTCAGTAACATACACAAATGGTACTAAGATTGCATACGACCAAACAGCAGTTACAGTAGGCACAAGTGCCGTGGTTATTGATAGTTTTGCTAAAGCAACTTACCGCTCTGCAAAATACATTGTAAATATATCAAACAGCGGTACAGGCGAGTATGAAACTACAGAAGTGTTGGTAATACATAATGGTACAACAGCAACACGTACACAATATGCAACAATAAGTACAGGAGTCGCTGCATTGGGCACTGTATCTGTAGCAGTAAATGGTGCAAACGTTGAATTAAGCTATACAGGTGCAGCAATTGGTAATGCAGTAAAACTTAGCGTATCATATATTAAGGTGTAATTAATGTTAAAAATTAATAAATTATATAGAACAGATTATACCGGTGAAGATATTGTAGTAGAGCGTAATTATACTGATGGTGTTTGGCATGATACAACAGAACATTTGCCAAATGCTGTCACTAATACGCAAATATCTAATCAGGCTGTTGTTATTGGTAACGGTCCGTCTAGATTAGACTTCGATATGCGAGCAATTTTTGAGCATAGAGGCGGATTATTAGGAGCAGATACATTACAGACTTATGGATGTAATGCACTTTATAGAGATTATACTCCGGACTTTTTAATAGCACGCGGCAATGATATTATTGCAGAACTGGCAAGTAGCGATTATCCTACAGATAATATTGTATATACAAGTTCAATTCACTTACTTGAATATCCGAATAAATTCTATTTAATACCACGAGATCCGTATACTGATGCAGGTACTACTGCAGCATATATTGCGGCATTTGATGGACATAAAAAAATATTCCTATTAGGATTTGATAATCAAGATACTCCGGGCTATAATTATAATGTTTATGCAGATACTGCTGGATACGGAGAAACTAGAAGTGATAGTTCATCTCAAAAATGGATTGCAGAGCGTGCATTAATATTTAACACATATGATGATGTTGATTTTGTATGGGTAACTAATGCAGGAAGAGTAACAACGCCAGACGAATGGAAAACATGTGTAAACTTTAGACAAATATCATTTAGAGCATTTGTTTTAGAAGCAAATCTATAATACAGATTCTAACGTTTTAATCTTAGCAACAACTTCTTTAAAGTTAACAGTGCGCCAAACTCCGGGATGTAGGGGTTTGGGGTAATCCCCTAGTTCTACCCAACAATAACCTCTATGCTCGTAATTTAACTCAGGCACAAATTCTTCATTGACAGGTAATAAAAATGTATGATAGGAAAAATTGTTTTTGTCACTGGTGAATTTTTCAATAGGTATTACTCTAGCAGAGGAAAAATCTATACCTAATTCTTCAGTAAGTTCGCGATGCAACGATTCGAGTAACTGTTCGCCACTATCAATCTTACCGCCGGCTAATCCCCATGTACCAGAATACTTGCTTGAATTACGTAATAGAAAAAGATATCGATGTGTAGTCACACAGTAGATAAACGTACCTACTCCTTCTATAGACTTATTTGATATTAATTCTTTTATTTTAGTTAACATATTAACTATTATACTACACTAACTGATAAATGTCAACTAAAGGACTAATGTCCAGAGACCATTCTTATATTCACCTTCGAAGCTTTTCACCCACTGATTGAGATTCCATTTATACTGCGTTCCGGTATTCAAATTTGACACATATTGTAACACAGTTGCAGCCGAACTGTCAAATACAACAGCCCAATGTGTGCCGTTATATTCGATAATATCATTTGCGCCTGCAATTAAATCTACATTGTTGGAACCACGCCACGCACTAGGCCCGTCAAGAGCGCCATTGTCACTGCTACCGATTGAATTTAATATTAAATAACGAGTGCCATTAACTGCACCTTGCGCTAATGCCACAGCAGTATTTTTACGAGGGTCAATAATAGCATCAATTGCTGCTAACGTGTTAGCTGGATAGGTATCAATGTCTGCATTAAAAATTAACAAACTATCATCTGTTGGATGATATGTAACAGTGCCTACAATCTCTGACTCTCCGTCGTCTGCTAACAATCTAATTTGACTGATACCGTCGACTAATGCGCCATATACATTAACTAAATTATGCCAGTTATCACGTGTACCAATTTTAGTTGGGGTACTTAATGTGGGCTCTCGAGGGTCTTCAATTTCGCTTACTTTTAATAATGTCAATGTGTATGAGTTGCTACCACTTCTTAATAGTAAAACTCCATAATCCATGGGAGTATAATACATACGAGTGCCCATTAAATTAGCTTCGGTGTATGCAGCGGCATTTAAATCACCTTGAGCATCATGTATACCGGCAATAATTTTTTGAATAACGCCAAGTTTTTTAACTTTAGCAGGTGGACTAATCCAAATTGGCAATTTAAATGTAAGTGTAGCAACATCAATTGGATTTTCAGTGCCCACAGGTATCGCGCGACTTGACCAATTAGGGCTATCTAAATATATAACACTTAAACTTGTCCAGTCAATATAATTGTCTGTACTTTGTATTTCTAAGCCGGGATTAAACAATGGTAATATCTGTTCGACTAATTGTAATTTTTGTTTAGTGTTGCTGGTCCATATATCTAACTTTAATTCTAATGTATATGGTACAGGCATTATGCGTTCAATAGTAAATGCATTACCTTGTGTTTGTTCGTAGGTATCTGTATCAGCATCATATTTACGTTGACGTATGCTCATATTATTAACATACGTTGGACTTTGCACACGTTCTCTGTCGTAGGTTAATCCGCTGATATACACAGCCATCGCTGGCACAGTCTGCATAGCGTTCTCACTATTATTTGCTAAAATAGCCGCAACTTGTTTGCTACCATCTGCATAATAAATTGGCACACGTTGTAGAGTTTTACTGCCTGTGCGATCCTGTCCAAATTCAACTTCGTAGCCACTCATTATTCTAATGAATTGTACTACAAACCGTTCAATTTGACCATCATAAAAATATTGACTGCTCATTAGTTATCCGCCAAAGGTGAAAGTATGTCAGATAAACCCTGACGTTCCGGTGTTACTTTACTGTAAACCGTATATTCTAGCATATCGTTAGTTGCTAAGGTATTTGTGATGGTAAATGACACATTTCCAGCAGTATTTGCCACAGTATTAGTAATATGTGTGCCATTTAAGGTAGTTTTTACGCCGTGTGTGCTAACATACGCAATTTTCGTTACAACTGTCTTAGTTGACATATTAAATGATAATGTTTTTGCGTTGCCCGCCGGAGTGTAAGAGGTAGCAACACGAATTGCGTCCCAACCAAGTCCGCCACTATATGTAGCATTTATGTTGTTAACAAAGCCACTGCGTTGAGTTGTATTATCTAATCCCTGTGTTAAGTTAGTGCGCACAGAATCCTCAATTTTAATCCAACGTTTTGAATCATAACGGAATAGTCTATTAGGTACATAATCTAAGCGTAGATAGTAATCGCCGACTGCCGGAGTGGATGGAAACGCAATACCTGCACTAACCGCCAATCCGTTTGGCGGCAAGCCTGTGCTTGTTAGGTATCCTTGTACTTTAGCAGTAGAGGTAATAGCTACATTTGGTAAATTATCGGTACCAACCGGTAGTGTATAAATGGTACTAGTATCATATCCACTTAGTGGCACTTCAGATTCTGCTCGAGCGATAATAGCATCGTTAACCGCAGTGTACTTGTCGTAAGTACTTAACAAGTCACCGATTGGTGTATTGTTATCATCACCACTGCTGATGTTTTGTGTAATGTCTTTGTATTCTTGACTATCGACTAGCGGAGCAACTTTAACACGCCATAAATGCGGATACCATGTTTGACTAAATCCTTCTGCTGCACGTGTAGCATCTTGTACAACGTAATAACGTTTTAGCGCACTGGGCAAATCATCGTCTAACGGATAAAAGTCTTTAAGATGCGGTAGTTCCATTACATCGCCTACCATAATCTTACGACCTAGTGTTTCAACCATATCATTTAAGTGGAACACCATAAACATAGTATCGCCAGTTAAGAACAAACCAAATTGACTTAGATCAAAATCATTGTCATTCATACGATAAACACTGCGCATAGTATAAACACTAGTGTCGTACTTACGATCTCTATTTTCTAAAAACAATAGGTCTTGTATATTTTTCACACTTTCATTAGCATAACTTGGCTGTGTTGCATCGGAATAGACAGCAATCGTCGCACCGGATCCAACAATAGCTGTAGTGCTTGCTGATAGGGTAATAGTCGTACTTGTTTTTGCAATAACAGTAGTACCAGCCGGAATATTAGTACCAGCAACAAACATACCACGGGTTACAGCCGATGTATTAGCAAATACCAATTCAGTGCCAGGCGTGCCCTGCGCTGCCGAAGTAGTAATGCTGGTGCCTTGTTCGATTGGACCAAGATACTTGTGAATATTAATATCAACGCCGCCAACAGTAAACATCTCACTGATTCTGCGGTCGAAGAATTTATAATCATTTCCCTTATTTGGGCGGTACATGCTTAATCTTGGCATTACATAGTCCTGTATATCTAATATTTAGCTTAGATTGACATAGCTGCAAATAGATGCTATACTTGCTTTATGAATGAAATACAATCAAGTTTAGATTGGCCAGAAGTGCAGACTGCATTAGAAGCGCCATTACATAAAATGAAAAAGTACACGCACGAAATGTGGAACATCAGTCATAATATTGGACTAATGGTTAAAGATATAAGTAAAGAAGAAATCAATTGTCGCAGACACCAAAAGCAGACTAGACTACATAAAGAATTAGTTGACAAAGTCAATGAAGAGATAGCAAACTATGAACGTATGATAACGTTTGCAGTTCTACTGGCAGGATGAGCTTGACAAATACAACAAATGGCTGTATAATGCTATATATAAACTATTAACAAGGAAGAACAGATGGCTATTAAAATTGACGGAGCAAAGAAAAAAGCTAAGACAGCAACACGTGATCCAATTTTTGCAGATGAGAAAGCTGTTGGTAGTGAGCCAGTTTGGGATACCGAACGTGCGTTAAAGTTTACAGATGAAGAGTTTGATCACGAGATGCGCAAGAGCTTGCGCTATTACAACTATTTCTATTCTAGCAAAGAGCTTAAAAAGTATTTGGTCGAGTGGTTAAAACAGACAGCAGGCGTTGCTCATAAACTAGATGCTGTAACTATTACACGTTTTGCTAAAAGCACAGACGGTTACACTCCGTTAACTGCGCCTGCGCTGATTAAAGCACACAGTAAGGGTATGCCATTGCGTGAACGTGAAATCAAGTACATTATTGGTGCCGTAACTAAAGCATTAGCATTGGATGATAACGATGTTAAGGTACTTGAAGAAATAACAGATAAAACCAAACCAGCAGTTAAGGTGCCTACTATTCAGGACCGTATGAATGAGATTATGAAAACTCATATCTTGCACTTCGAAGAACTTGAAGATAGTTTGTACGAAGGTAAGACTGTAGAACCTAAAGCATACGAATACCTAAGTGGTAAAGGCGTACCACAGGCAATGCTAGGTAAAATACAGGCTGTGTTTGAACGTCGTTATGCTGAAATTACAGAAGCTAAGTCAACAAGCGACGAAGACTTAAAAGAAGCATACAGCTATATGAAAGCGGCAGACTGGAAACGTTATGATGCTTTCTATACTCGATTGTTTGACGGCATTGCACAGTATGGACAGGTTAAGAAAGCAACTAAGAAAGCGGCAGTGCGTAAGCCTCCGCAAAAAGAAAAACTTATTGCTAAACTCAAGTATGCTAAAAACGATACTACTAATAAACTAGTATCAATCAACCCAGTTGACATCATAGGCGCCACCGAGCTTTGGGTCTACAATATTAAGACACGTAAACTAGGCAAATACATAGCAGAAGATATGGGTGGTGCACTTGGTGTTAAAGGTACTGCTATAACAGGTTTTAACGAGTCTACAAGCGTACAAAAAACTTTACGTAAGCCAGAGGTGCAGCTAAAAGAATTCTTAGCCGCGGGCAAGATTGAAT